TAACAAAGGGGAACAATATGACTAAAATCCTAAAAAACTTTAATTTGTTCGTGGACGGCCGTGGGTATGCCGGACGTGCCGAAGAAGTCACACCACCAAAACTGACAATCAAGACCGAAGAATTGAGAGCCGGCGGTATGGATGCCCCCATTTCAATTGATTTGGGAATGGAAAAACTGGAATGCGGATTCAGCCTGGTTGAATACGATCCGAACCTGATGCAGCAGTTTGGATTGATATCTGGGAATGCGGTTCAGGTAACTTTGCGTGGTGCGCTGGTTGACGATGAAACAACGACCCCAATGACAATCCAGATGCGTGGAATGTACACGGAACTGGACTTTGGGACATTTAAGGCCGGCGATAAAAGCACATTGAAATGCAATGTCGCATGTCGCTATTACAGCCTGACCATAGACGGAACGCAACTGATTGAAATAGACGTGGACAACATGGTCCGCAACATCAATGGCACAGACCAAATGGCAGAAATACGTGCCGCATTAGGAATATAAGGAAAACACAATGAGCAACATCAAACTGAAATACCCCATCACCGTTGATGGGGTTATTTACAATGAACTGAATATGCGCCGGTCCAAGGTGCGTGACAGATTGGCAGTAACCGCAATGAAATGCAGCGATGAACAGAAAGAAATAACCCTGTTTGCGAACCTGTGCGAGGTGGCACCAAAGGTCATCGAAGAACTGGACGAAACAGACTACGCATCGGTTCAAAAGGTATATATGGGTTTTTTCGGATCGGGTCCGGAAACCTCAGACGTGAAATAGTTGTCGTGTCGGCAATCACCCACTGGCAACTGAGTGAAATCTTGGAAATGACAGAAGAAGAATTCTATCAATGGCACCAGACAGCGGTTGCCGTTCATAAGGAAATGGTGGGATAAATGGGCGTACAGACAGCAGTACAAGTCATCATCGGTGCAGAACTGGGCAATGGTTTCAAGGGTGTATTCAGCTCAACTGAAAAGCAACTGGGAACACTGGGTAATGCGATCAAGAAACTGGACACAACTAGCAAGGACATAACCTCGTTCAAGCAACTGCGAACAGATACAGTTTCAACGTATCAGCAATGGCAAAAGGCAGAAAGCGAGGTCAAGAAACTGGCCACCGCAATCAGCCAGACAGACAAGCCATCAAAGCAACTGAACAACAGTTTCAGGACGGCCAAGAAAGAGGCATTGCTGGCCAAGACCGCATACCAGCAGAACCGCAGCAGCCTGCGTGAATTATCCGCCAGCCTAAAACAGGCAGGTGTAGATACCAAAAACCTGAACAAGGAACAAAATGCGCTGGGCAAAGCACTGGACACATTGCGATCCAGACAGTCCGCAATGGCCGCAATACACAGCAAGCAGCAAGCCAACCTTGCACAGCGTGCATCGTATCGCAGCCAGATGATGGACGTTGTGTCCCTGGGGACCAGTTTATACGGACTGGTCAAACCAGCGGTTGCATTTGAATCCGCAATGGCAGATGTGAAGAAAGTCATAGACTTTGACAGCCCCGAAGAACTGCGGCAGATGGAATCCGAGATAAAGAAACTGTCGGAAACAATTCCTCTGACCTTAGAGGGGCTGGCACAGATTGTTGCAGCCGGTGGTCAATTGGGGGTTCCAAAAGACCAGCTGACAGATTTTGCAGAAACGGCTGCACAAATGTCTGTTGCATTCGACATCACTGCTGACGAGGCCGGTCAATCAATGGCAAAGCTGTCCAACGTTCTGCAGATGCCAATTCGGGAAATGAGCAAAGTTGGGGACGTAATAAATCACCTGTCCAACAACATTGCAGCAACGGCCCCTGAAATTGTAGAGGTCAACCTGCGTGCCGGCGCAATGGCAAAATCATTCGGGCTATCCTATAACGAGGTGTCCGCACTGGCTGGTACATTCGTGGCAATGGGTAAGACACCAGAAATCGCCGGTACCGCTATCAACATGATGGCCAGCCGCCTGAAACTGATACCGGTATCTAGCGGTGCTGCACGTGATGCCTTTGACCAGCTGGGCATATCAATGGAACATTACACCGAACTGGTGGAATCCGGCAAAGGAACCGAGGCAATGCTGACGGTGCTTGAGGCATTGACCAAGATCCAAGGCGTAAAGCGTTCCCAGATCATGAAAGATATGTTCGGGGAAAACGCAAACCGCCACATCAATTCATTGGTTGAGGGACTGGACACACTGAAAGCAAATTTGCACCTGGTTGCAAATGAAACCGAGTATGCCGGATCAATGCAGCGTGAATTCGCAGCACGATCCGCCACAACGGAAAACAACCTGCAACTGTTAAAGAACCAGATGGCAGTTCTGGCAACGAATGTTGGTGCGACATTACTGCCGGCAATCAACAGCGTTGTTGGCATATTCGGCAAAGCAGCCAGCAGTCTGGCCGAATTCGCAGAAAAGCATCCGACACTGGTCAAATACATTGGCCTGGCGGTGGCAGGCATGACATCGTTCAAGATTGCATCGTTTGCACTGGGATATGGGTTCACATTCCTCAAAGGCGGTGCGCTGGCCATCATTGGGGTATTCAGCAAAGTTAAGACGATATTCTCGGTCGCCAAGATCGCACTGGGGGCTGTGATACCGGTTATCAAGGCGGTTGGGACGGCTTTCCTGACCAATCCGGTGGGACTGATAATCACAGGGATTGCAGTCGGGGCCGCACTGATAATCAAATACTGGAAACCGATATCCGCATTCTTCAAGCGGTTGTTTGAGCCAGTGGTTCAGGTATTCAAGCAGGTATGGAACTGGATCACAAACCTATGGGAAAAAGCCAAGAACATATTCAACGGCGTAAAAGAATGGGTCAAAGACAGCTGGGTTGGCAAGGCCTGGAACTGGGCATTTGGCGATGACGAAGAAGAAACAGAAAAACCGCCCAAGGTTGGCGACACAGTATCCGTCATCAACGAAATGACCAATGAAGCCGCACCGGTTGAACTGCCACAATCCAAGATATCCAACAACAACACATCAAGTGTGGCGATATCGGCACCCATAACGATAAATGCAGCACCAGGAATGTCGGCCGAAGACGTTGCAGCAGCCGTCCAGACAGAACTGAACAATCGTGAACACCAAGCAACACGGCGAACACGCAGTGCAAACTATGACTAAGGGATAAACAATGGCAATCGGGGACTTACTGAAATCAGTTGGTGGGGATATGAACCTGAATTCGGCCCTGGACATCAACATGATGATGATTCTGGGGGCGTACAGGTTCTGCATATCCAATGCAGCATACCAGAGTCTTAGCCGGTCAACCGAATACAACTGGGCGGAACAGGAACGGTTGGGAACCGGACCGGCTTTGCAGTTTGTTGGTGCCGGCCCAGAAAAGATCAGCCTGCATGGGGAAATATATCCGCACTTCAAAGGCGGTCTGCGCCAGGTAACCCTGATGAGGGCTGAGGCCGGACTGGGAATTCCCCTGATGCTGATATCGGGTAATGGAATGGCGTTTGGCCGATGGTGCATAACCAGCATCAGCGAAGACCAGACATATTTCCTAAAAGACGGAACCGCACGCAAGATATCGTTTTCAATAACCCTGCAGAAATACGGCGAAGAAACACAGGCCGGTGCGCTGGGGATCGTTCAACAAGTGGTGGGTGCATTATGACAATTTACACAAGTAAAGATGGCGAAACATTGGACTACATAGTATGGCGACACTATGGCAAGACCGCCGGTATCCTGGAACAGGTTCTGGTCCAGAACCGGCATCTGGCCGGATATGATGCGGTCCTGCCGGCAGGCGTTCAAATAACACTGCCCGACATAGTCCAAGACACAAACAAGCAGAAGATAAAGATGTGGCAATGAAACCGAAATACAAAATCATTGCGGACGATAACGACATAACCGAACTGATACATAGCCGTCTGATATCGCTAAGTATCAGCGATGAAATCGGAATTGTGTCCGATACGATGACAATGGAACTGGACGACCGAGATTCAGCATTCGCACTGCCATCGTCTGGTGCCGTGCTAAGTGTTGCGATGGGGTATGATGAACTGTACCCGATGGGACAGTTTGTTGCAGATGAAATAGAACTGAACGCATCGCCCCAGACATTAACCATAACCGCACGTGCATCAAACTCTAACCTGCACGATATGGGGGAATTCAAAGCACCTAAGACAGAATCCTGGGACAAGAAAACCCTGACCAGCATCGTGCAGACCATCGCCGGCAGATATGGTATAACGGCTGCCATATCTGCCACCTTTGCAGGCATTCAGATTGACCACGTGGATCAGACCGAAGAAAGCGATTGCGCATTTATCCAAAGGTTGGCTAGCGACTATGGCGCAGCAATCAAGATTGCAGGTGGCAAGTTGATGTTTATAGATCCGCTGACTGGCAAATTCCCAGACGGATCGCCATTGCCAACGATACCGGTAACCACGGTGTCCAGCATGCGCCTGCGAATAACGGAAAGGAATAAATACGGAAAAGTATCGGCAAAATACTATGACGTGAACAAAGCCGAAGAGCAAGAAATCACAGTTGGCACATCACCGCCAACATATGAGATAAGGGACACATACAGCAATCAGCAACAGGCACAACTGCAGGCCCAGGCCAAACTGAATGAAATAGCAGATGGCACATACGCACTGACAGTTGAAATGCCAGGCAACCCAATGTTGGGGGCAGAAAGTGTGATTGATATACAGGTTGGACGGACTGAATTCAGGGGCAAGTGGGTAATCAAATCCTGCCGGCACACAATGAACAGTTCTGGCTATAAAACCAGTATAGAGGCAACCAGACCAAGGGAGGCAACCGATGGTTAAACAACAAGAACGAGAGGGATTCAAGATGAGAGTGGACGGCAGACTTTTGTATGGCCTGATGGCGGCATTGGTCGGCTTTGTGGTTCGTGCAGAATCACACCACGCATCGGTAAACACCAGGTTGGCACAACTGGAACACAGGACCGATACCCTGGAATCCGACCTAAAGATAATCAAGGAATCCCTGTACGAGATACGTGGGGACGTAAAAATCTTAATCAAAGGGGCAAACGGATGAAAAACGTAATCACATACATAGCCAAGATATTCAGTGACAAGAACGGAAACCCATCTGCCAAACGATATGCGTGTGCATTATTCGGCATAACGGCAGTCGTGCTGGCAGCATGCGGATTTGGGGTTGAAATAGTCGCACTGTTCGTAGCGGCAGCACTGGGGGAAAACATAACAAGTTTATTTGAAAGAAAGGAAAAGAAATGAAACGCAAACCACCAAGGGGAATAAGAAACAACAATCCAGGAAACATCAGATACACCGGCACACAATGGGCCGGTTTATCTTTGCCACCATCAGATGGCGA